CAGAAAAGAAAAAATTTGAAAAAGAAAGATTAGAAAACGCAGAAGTATTGGGTTATACATTAACCGGAACAAAAGATTTAAAAGAATCAATAAACGAAAATAGAAATTTTGAAAAATTGTATAAGTTCTTTTCAAAAAAAGATTATTTCGGTCTAAAAAGGGTAATGAAAACACAATTGGGTAATTACAAAAGAGCACTTAAAAGAGGTGATAAAGGTGCACAAAAATATTCTGAAAAAGATGTAATCAATAGTGTTAATCGTATGATTAAAAATAGAGCTAAATTTACTTATGATGAATTAGAAAAGGCAATAAAGAAAAAAGATATCAAAGCATTAAAATCTAAATTACGCTACGACCAACCATATTCACTCGCAATATTTTACCAAATAACAGGTAAAAAACTACCTAAAAACACTCGTGATATTCACTCATTTTTAGATAATCAGTTTATGAAAGAATCAGTTTTCGCAGTCAGACAAGACAAAATTAAAAACGGAGAAAGGTTTCCAAAAGAACCTAACTTTAATTATGACCCAGAAAAAGGTAAATCAAGAATTAGAAAAGTAAATGAAGCAATGAAGCCATCAGCAATTAAAAAGATGAGAGCTGAATTTGAAAGAACAGGTGAATTACCACCACACTTAAAAAAGTTCGTAAAAGATGTAAATATACTGAAAAAGAAACATAAAGTTAAAAATATCGTAGTTCCAGGTTTAGAGTGGATGTCAGATATGAAAGAACAATCAGTAAAAGAAGATTACAAAAACTCTGGATGGGAAGTATATCTTAAAGATGAAAAGGGTAGAGAAAAAATTGTGAAAAAAGCTAAATCTAAAAGAGCTGCAACTATTCTTTACAATAAAATTATTAAGTCAGATAAATATTACGAAGTTGGAATGAGAGCAATTAAAGAATCAGTAAATGAAGCAAGATTAAACCCTAAAGAAACAATAAAACAATTAGGTGGTAATAGATTTCTTTATATGGTAGGAGCAAAAAATTTAGCAATAGATAAACCAAGAAATGAATTACATATGAAAATTATGAGAAACGCAAAAGGTGTATCGCATGTTGTTATCAAATTAACATCATTGGATTTATATGATATGAAATTTTTATCATTAAGAGCTGGTAAAATAAGAGTTAAAGCTACTGAAAAAGGAGTTTACGGAGACCAATTAGCTACCTTCTTCAAAAAACACACAGGTTTAAACACAAGATTATAGAAAAATTTAAAAACTTTATATTTATTAACGAGGAAAAAATATGTCAAAACAAATCAAATTAAAAAACTTATTGAAAGAACACTCATTCTCATTAGCAGGTGGTGTTGTTTCTAAACCAGCATTTCACAACGATATGTCTTTATCTAAGATGGTTAAAGAAAAGTATGGTGATGAAGAAAGAGAAACTAAAATAAGTTCTGAACAAATTCTATCAAAAATACAAGAATTTGGTAAATTAGGAAAATCAATTTATAAATCTGGTGATTTAAAAGAAACTGCAAAAACACTTTCAGATATTGCTAACTCTGCTAAAGTTCATACTTTAAGAGAAACAGAAGATTGGTTTGACAAAATTACAGTAAATCGTAATATGAAAGAATTGACAAATTTATCAAAAAACTTCAATAAATTATCTGAAGAAGCATCATCAGTTCAACAAAGACTAGAAGCTCTATATGAAGATATGGGTAATGTTTTAAGTCGTTATTATGAATTAAATGAAACACACGACTATGGACACGAATCAGATGATATCGAGACACCTGAATTAGAAACCGGTGAAGAGAATCCTTATCAAGAACCTATTGAAGATGATGAAATCACAGAAGAAGACACAAAATACGCAAAGTTCTTTAAAGGTGCTTTGAAAAAGTTTGGAGTTTCTACACCAGCAGAATTAGGTGATAAGAAAAAAGAATTCTTCAATTATGTAGATAAAAATTACTCAGCAGAAAACGAAACAGACTAAGAGGTTAAATTGTTAAAGGTTACAGTTAAAGACAACAAAGTTGAATACGCTCTAAGAAAACTCAAGAAAAAAGTAAAAGACTCTGGTATAATGATAGAACTACGCGAAAGAGAGTTCTACACTAAACCTTCGATTAAAAAAAGAGAAATGAGAAAAAGAGCTAAAATCAACAATAAAAAATTATCAAATAATCAATAAAAAAAGACTAATTTTTTCATAATTTTATATTTATATGTAAACACAATATCGGTCTACCTGACCAGTTCATATATTGTAATTAATCACACTATATTATAGTTCCGAATAACTATACGATTCCAACGGAGAAATAAAATGGATGACATACTAAAAGAAGCAATCGCTGATGCTAAAGCACTTCGTGCAACCGCATTAGAGAATGCTAAAATAGCTCTTGAGGAAGCGTTCACACCACGCTTAAAATCTATGCTTTCACAGAAAATTCAATCAGAAGAAATGCCTGATAATGAAGAATATGGTGAAGGTGAAGGTGAAGTAGGTAGTGGTGACGGACATATGGAAGCTGAAGGCGAACACGGCGTTGAAGAAAGAATGCACGACGAGGATGACGACGAAGTCAAAGAAAGAATGCATGGCGAGGACGACGACGAGGTCAAAGAAAGAATGCACGACGAGGATGACGACGAAGTCAAAGAAAGAATGCACGACGAGGACGACGAGGAAGTCAAAGAAGCAGAACATATGGAAGACGAAGGTGAACATATGGAAGACGAAGGCGAACATATGGAAGATGAAGGCGAACATATGGAAGATGAGGATATGCATGACGAGGACGAACTAGATTTAGAATCAGTCATTAAAGAACTTGAAGAAGAACTTGACTCATCAGACATAGGTGATGCTGAAAACAAAGAACCATCAGAACGCGCAGCTGATTCATCAGAAGTCGGAGCACAAGGACCTGAAGGCGAAGGTGCAGACGAAGAAGGCGGAAAAGAAAATTCTGAAGACGAAGTAGTCAAAGAACCAGTAACAGAAGCTGACGACAAAGATGACTTAGATGAAATCGACCTTGAAGAAGTAATCAAAGCTCTTTCTGAAGAAGAAGGAATGGAAGATGAAGACGAGGAAGATAAAATGGACGAAATGAAAACACAACTTAAAGAATATAAAGATACAATCGGTTATCTTCGTGAAAAATTAAACGAAGTTAATTTGATGAACGCTAAACTTTTGTTTACTAACAAATTGTTTAGAGGTTTTGGTTTAAACAACAACCAAAAACTTAGAGTTGTAGAACAATTCGACCGTACTAAGAGCTTAAGAGAAATCAAATTAGTTTACACTACATTAGCAGAATCTTTTAAAGGTAATGGTAATAAAAGAGTAAACGAAAACAAAGGTCAAGCTTCTAAAGCTGTTGCATCTACTGAACCAAAGAAAGAAGTTCTTTCAGAGGGAATGGAAATGAAAAACAGATTTAAGAAATTGGCAAATTTAATTTAAACAATATTAAAATCGGAGAGATATAATGTCAGATATAAATAACATTAGTCAGTTACTTGATGGTAACAATCCACACAAACAATTGCTTGAACAAACAAGACAATTGGTTGACAAATGGGAGCCAACTGGTTTATTAGAAGGTATTGATGCAGAAACTAAAAGAAGTGGTATGGCAGTGTTGCTTGAAAACCAAGCAAATCAACTTGTCACAGAAGCTTCATCAGTAGGAACTGCGGCTAATAACGAACAATGGTCAGGTGTTGCTTTACCATTAGTAAGAAGAATCTTTGGTGAACTTGCTGCACAAGACTTTGTGTCAGTTCAACCAATGAATTTACCATCAGGTCTAATTTTCTATCTCGATTTCAGATATGGAACAGACCAATCAAACTTTGATGCAAATGATAATGTTCACGGTGTAACATCAGCTTCTGGTGATGCAACTGAAGGTTTATATGGTGCAGGAAAGTTCGGTTATTCCATCAATGACACATCAGTAACAATCAACACTGGTTCTTACTCAACAGCTTCAGTTTCTTTTGCAGATGTTGACTTTGAACCATCACTAAGTTCATCTCTAACTAACTTAAGAAAAGTTACAGTCGCTAAATCAGTATTTTCTGGTGGTGACTTTGACGGAATTAGAGCTTTTGAAATTAGTGGTAGTGCTGGTTCAGAACTTGATGCTGCATATCCAGCTTACACTAAAACAAGTGGAGCAAATCTTGTATTTGTTGTCGACCCAGCAACACCAACAGGTGCTGATGCGTTCGGTAATAAATCAGTAGAACTTGTGTTCAAATACCACAAAGCACCAACAGATACAACTAGAGGTGACTTTGAGGCTACAGCAAGTGGAACAGGTGCAGAGTCAGATGCAGGAATTCCAGAAATCGATATAGCATTAAGAAGTATCGCTATCGTAGCGAAAACTCGTAAGTTAAAAGCAGTTTGGACTCCTGAACTTGCTCAAGACTTAAACGCTTACCATTCAGTTGACGCTGAAGCAGAACTAACATCACTATTAAGTGAATACATTTCAATGGAAATTGATTTAGAAATTCTTGATATGTTGTTAGCGGGTGCTACAGCTAAGACAGAAAGATGGTCAGCATTTGTAGGTCGTGAGTATGAGAGTTCTTCAACTTCTTTCAAAAACACTGCTACAAACGCAAGTGCTTACACAAAAGGTGAATGGTTCCAGACACTTGGAAACAAGATACAATCAGTATCTAATGCAATTCATCAGAAAACTCTAAGAGGAGGAGCTAACTTTATAGTAATCTCACCTGAAACTGCAACAATCCTAGAATCTATTCCTGGATATGCAACAACTTCAGATGGTGCTGTAGATAGTTCTTACGCAATGGGTGTTCAAAAAGTTGGTCTATTAAACAATAGATTCAATGTATACAAGAACCCTTACATGCAAGAAAATCAAATCCTTTGTGGATTTAGAGGTTCAAACTTCTTAGAAACTGGTGCTGTGTATTCACCATATGTACCGTTAATTATGACACCACTTGTTTACGACCCAACTAACTTCACACCTAGAAAAGGCGTGATGACCAGATACGCTAAGAAAATGGTCAGAAGCGAATTCTATGGTAAAGTTATTGTTGCAGATGTAGACAAAGTGTAATAAATAACATTACAGAAGTCGAGTAGTAATACTTATCACGAAAAACCCCCTGTTCGCAGGGGGTTTTTTGGTTTTTGTTATATTTATTACTAGATATAAATTAAGGAGAAAAATATATGGCTCAAGAACCAATATGGCCTGGTTCAGGTTCAGCAGTTAGTGGTAATACACCATTTGGATTTTACGACACAGATTCAGAGTTTCAAACAGAAGCTCCAAAGTTCGCTACTTGGTGTGCACAAAGATTAGGTTTTCCACTAATGAATGTAGAATTACAAGACAAACAATTTTACGCTTGTTTAGAGGAAAGTGTATCTGAATATAGTGCTCAAATAAATCAATTTAATATTAAAGACAATTTATTATCACTACAAGGTCAATCAACATCATCAAATTTAACTCACAAACGAGTAACCCCGAACTTGGGTAGAAGTGTATTCTTATCACAAGCTTACGGAACAGAAGCCGGAGTTGGTGGTTTAGTAGAAGTGAAATCAGGTTCAGTAGATGTTGTTAGTGGTTCTCAAACCTATGACTTGAATGCACTATGGGCAGATGTAAGTGAAAGTGGTAATGCAATAGAACTACAAAAAGTGTTTTATGAAGAAACACCAGCAGTTCAACGATATTTTGACCCTTATGCTGGAACTGGTGCTGGAACAATGAATTTACTAGACCAATTTGGATTTGGTAATTACTCACCAGCAGTTACATTTTTAATGATGCCAGTTTACGCAGATATGTTGAGATTACAAGCCATTGAATTAAATGACCAAATTAGAAAATCAGCATATTCATTTCAATTAAGAAATAACAAACTAAGAATATTCCCAAGACCAGACTCATCTTATAAACTACATTTTGAATATGTGGTTCGTTCAGAAAGAGACAATACATTAATAACAGAATATTCAGGAAGTTCAGATGTAATTTCCGACTTTTCTAATGTTCCTTACGATAATATGAAGTTTACAAATATTAATGATGTAGGAAAACAATGGATAAGAAAATATGGATTAGCACTAACAAAGGAATTATTAGGTATAGTAAGGAGTAAATATGGAGCTATCCCGATACCCGGTGCTGAGACAAGCTTAGACGGAGACACTTTGAGGTCAGAAGCGTCAGCCGAAAAAGAAGCTCTTGTTACACAACTTAGAGAAATACTTGAACAATCTTCCCGTAAAGCACTTATGGAGGCAGACAAAGATGAATCCGAGTTCCTACAAGAAAAACTTAAAAAAGTCCCGTATCCAATCTACATAGGTTAGGAGTGAGAGATGGCAAACCCACGATTTTTTGGAAAAAATGATTTAGATACATTTGATAGAGTTAATAAAGAACTTATCGGTGATTTAAATAATGCCAATAGTGGAATCATTGACCAGACTGTAATTGTTTACAAAATATCCGCAAACAATACAGAAACTAATATGTATGGTGAAACATCAGACGGAAAGGTATTTAAACCAGGTGTTGAAATAGCTTGTTTGGTTGAAGCCGAAGATATGGCATTTAATACAGATGAATTTGGACCAGATTTAAGACAAAATGCAACATTTTCATTTGTAAGACAATCTTTAAGAGATGTAAGTTTAGTATTGGAAATAGGAGATATAGTTGAATGGTTTACCGCTTATTGGGAAATCAATAATATAAATGAAAACCAATTGGTTGGTGGACAATATAAACAACTAGACGGACAACATATTCATTCAGTCATTTGTAGTGCTAACTTGTTAAGACGAGGTAATCTTAACATTGAAGAAGTGAGAAGTATTTAATGGAACGAAGTAAAACTTTACCAAGAACAGAAGAAATATTAACAACACAAACTAACTTTAACAGAGGATTCGATACAACTCGTAAAGATGATAATGTAAAAAATTATTCAGTTGGTTTGTTAGATATTGATGCAGCTGTTATGTATTATTTTAGAGAAGTAATAAAACCAGAAGTAATAGATAATGGTGAAAAAGTTAAAGTTCCGGTTTATTATGCAAATCCAGAAAGATGGAAGTCAATTCAAAAACTTGGATATTTACGAGATGTTAAAGGTCAATTTATTACACCATTGTTAATTTTTAAAAGAACATCAGTATCAAGAGAATCGAATAATGCTTTTCTAACACCTTCATTACAACCAGCAACAGAAGGTTCTAATTATACATTTAAAAAGAAATTTTCAGCAGAAAACAGATTCACACAAACTTCTACATTGTTTGAAAATGACGAACCAATAGAAGAAGTATACAATGTAACTATTCCAAGTTATGTTACGATAAATTATAATTGTATAGTGTTTACACCATACATAGACCAAATGAATAAAATCATAGAAAAAATAAGTTGGTCAAAAAATTCTTATTGGGGAGAACCTGATAAATTTAAATTTAAAGCTGGTATATCATCATTTACAGATGCTTCAGAATTTGAAGGAGAAAGAATTATCAAAACAACATTTGATTTAAGTATGAAAGGATACTTATTACCAGAATCATTCAATAGTATTGTCAATACACAAAAAGAATATTCAAAAAGAATTGGATTGGAATTAGGAGTTGAATAATGGCCGATAGAACAAAACCATTACCAAGAACACAAAGAAGACTTGAAGGTAGAGAACTCAATAGAGGACTACAACGAGGTAGAGGTTCTGAAACAAACCAAAGAAAAGATAATGTAAAAAATGTATCTATTGGTTTAATGGATGTTGATGCGGCTATAATGTATTACTTTAATGAAGTTATAAAACCAATGACAACAATCAACGGACAAGAAGTAAAAGTTCCTATTTTCTATGCTAACGCAGAAAGATGGAACTCAATACAAAAACAAGGTTATGTTCGTGATGTCAAAGGACAATTAATTACACCATTAATTGTTTTTCGTAGAGTTTCAATGGAAGCTAATGAAACAATGCCAGTTGACAAATTAGATGCCAACGACCCAAAACAATTTTACACATTTGAGAAAAAATACTCACAAAACCAACGATATGACAGATTTTCAGTAGTTCAAGGTATGTTAAATTCAAAAGAATACTATACTACTGCTGTTCCAGATTATATGAATTTAAATTATGAAGCAATAGTTTGGACACCTTATATTGAAGAAATGAATAGAATTATTGAACAGATAAACTTTTCAGAAGGTGCATATTGGGGAGAACCAAACAAATTTAAATTTTTATCATCAATAGATTCATTTGAAGATGCTACAGAAATGGGAGATAATGAAAGAATTATTAAAACAAATTTCAATATGAGTTTTAAAGGATATTTAATTCCTGAAGCATTTAATGAGTTTATAAATACACAAAGATTTTTCTCACCAAAACAAGTATTAATTAATGATGAAAGTGGTCTAAGTATTTCTTCAGTATTTTCACCAGATAGTAGAGCAGAAACCGTAACAATATTGACAACTGGTAATTCATCTTTACCAAGTGGATTGGGTAATGCAACTGATTTTATTAGAGGTTCATCAAGTGGAACTGGTAACCAGGCACAAGATTTAGAATTTACAAATACTTTTGGTGGTAGAACTTTTTATGTAATGAGAGGTGGTGGTGAACCAACTTCTTCAAGAGATGATAAAGCGTTAATATCAGTTTCAAACGCAAATTCAACTTACAACTTAAAATCATTTAGAGTATCAGGTAGTCAATCATCATCTTTATCTGCAAGTCAAGGACAAGTCTATCAACCAACATTAGAGTCAGAAAGAAGAATTATGAGTCAATCAGTTCAAGTAAAATTAAATGGATTAGAACTAATATCTGCTAATGACCAAATTGGTTATACAAGTGGATTTGATTATTATGTTTCAAGTTCTTTTAAAGATGTAGTCATTAGAAAAAGACAATCAGATAATACAGGATTTACAATAAAAGAAAGTGATTTTGTAACAATACTATTTCAAAGTGAGATAACATAATGACACAAAGAGAAATAGATAAAAGAGTAGGTTTAAAAGGAAGAACAAGACAATTTACATTTCCAGTAAGTGAATCTAAGTTTTCCGGTGATAGAGTTATGTTTACTGATACCGGAAGTATAACACTAGGTTATTCTTTTGACAATAAAAATGGTATTCCAACCGTAGATACAGACTTAATTCACTTGTCGAGTGCCAATGAAAGATATTATCAACAACAAGAACATTTTGTAT